ATGACGAGGAATAAATGTCCGTTTTAATAGACATGAATCAAATTATGATAAGTAATTTGATGGTGCAAATAAAAGGGGATGTATTAAACGAAAACTTAGTGAGATATATGGTTCTAAACTCACTTAGAAATTTTGAAAAAGAATACACCCCAACATATGGAGAAATAATTCTTGCCTATGATAGTAAAAACTATTGGCGTAAAAATGAATTTCCATATTATAAACAAAACAGAAAAAAAGATAGAGAAACATCAGAATTAGATTGGAATGCAATATTTGAAGTTCTGAATAAAATAAGAGATGAAATTAAAAACTATTTTCCATATAAAGTAGTAGAAATATACGGAGCAGAAGCAGACGATGTTATTTGTACTCTTACCAAATATCAAGTTTACAAAAACATAAAGTTGCAAAAAGAAGGAAAACCAATAGAAAAAGTTTTTATTCTTTCGGGTGATAAAGATTTTATACAACTACAAAAATATCCTTGTGTAAAACAATATAATCCCATTATGAAAAAAGAAATAAAACACGATAATCCAAAAATATATCTATTAGAACATATAATCAAAGGTGATAAATCTGATGGTATTCCAAACTTTTTATCTGACTCTGATACTTTCGTAACTAATAAAAGACAGAAACCTATAAGTAAAAAAAACTTAGAAAAATGGATTAATCAAGATTCATCGGATTTTTGTCCCACCGAAGAAATAAAAGCGAATTATGAACGCAATAAAAAATTGATTGATTTTGATTGCGTTCCCGAAGAACTTTCTTTAGAGATTGTTCAATACTATAAGTCGCTAAATAATTCAAATAAGGAAATATCCGCAGAATATTTCCGCAAATATGAAATCACCAGTTTGATGGATGATTTCATATTTAGAAACAAACAATCACATTTTGAGGTAAAATAGATATGGGACAAGATACTTACAGACCTTTAATTTCGGAAATATTTAAAAAAGCAAATTATGTAAAGACAAACGAAGAAAGAACCAGAATACTTTTAAAGTATAATTCTCAAGCACTTCGTAGTCTTCTTATTTGGAACTATGATGAATCGGTTATTTCTATGTTGCCAGAAGGTGATGTGCCTTTTGAAAAAAATCCAGCACCAGAAGGAACAGATCACATTTTATTAGAGAAACAAGATAAAAAATTTCGTTACTTTGTAAAAGGTGGTGCCGATGTTAGTCAAATGAAAAGAGAAGAAATATTTCTTGGTTTGGTAGAAAGTTTACATCCGAGTGAAGCAGAGGTACTGATTTTAGTTAAAGACAAAAAACTTCAAAGTAAATATCCCAGAATATCTCGTAACGTAGTGGAATCAACATTTCCACAAATCGTATGGGGTGGACGTTCTTAAAAAATAATTAAATGGAGAAATTGATGGTGGTTATTCACGAAAATTGTGATTTGGAAAAAGTAAATGATAGAAGTTTGCCAAATACTTCTTACGTAGTAGAATATGAAGTAAATGAAAAAATACAATATGACATTGTTATGTCCAAAACAAAAACGGAAGTTTTTGATTTCTATTGGGATAAATATCGAGAAAAACTAAAAAAAATCGGAAATAGTAAAGGAACAGTAAACCCACGAAATTGGGGATTCAAACCAAAAGAAAAAGAAACAAAAGGTAGAAGATAATATGGCACTCATCATTACAAACACTGCATTGCAAACTACATTAAAATACCTTACAGGAGGAACTACTACAACAGAAGGATTAGAATTAAAATTATACAGTAATAGTGTAACTCCTTCTGTTACTGATACTATTTCTACCTATACAGAAGTAACTGTAGCAAATGGATATGCTCCTATTACTTTAACTCCTTCAAGTTGGACAATATCAAATGGAGTAGCATCATATCCACAGCAAACTTGGACATTTACTTCTGCAAGTGGAACTGTTTATGGATATTTTTTAGTTGGAACAACTTCGGGTAATCTATACTTTGCAGAGTTGTTTCCAAATGCTCCATATACAATTTCTAATAATGGTGATGCTATAAGCGTAACAATAAACATCAATTTGGCATAAAAATAAAATGAGACTTAAAGAGATTATTAGACTTACCAAAAAAGCACTAAAAACTCCTCATCTTTATACACCAGACGAAGTAGCATATATGGAAAAGGCTCTTGACGATGCTATTCTCAAGTTAGCACGTAAAAAATTTCTTAAAAAGAAAAAGAAAGGATTTGGATGGTATGAAAGAGGAGAAAAAGATGAAACCAGTTAAAGCAAACGATCTTCTTCAATTAGACAAGAGAATGAAAGTTGTTATGCTAAGACAAACACAACTTCCACAAACTCTTGTATGGCAAGCGGGAAAAAATGACTATTCAGAAGAAGCAATACACACAAAATTTCCTCCAAATGAAATTGAATGTGGAAATTGGGTTGTAGAACGTTTACTTGCAAATGAGAGAGGACACTGGGGGTGCTATTCTTCTGATACAGAAGTTTTAACTGAAGACGGTTGGATTTTTTGGAATGAAGTAACTGAAAATACTGTACTTGCTGCATATAATATTCAAAATGGATTGGTTGGATTTGAAAAACCGTCGGCAGTCCAAAGGTGGGATTATAATGGCAAAATGTACTCTTTAAAAGGACAAGCACTTGACTTTTTAGTAAGTCCAGATCATCGTATGATTGTGCAAAATAGAAAAAACAATTCGTTCTGGACAGAAAGTTATGCCATCAGTGCAGAAGAAGTATATGGAAAATCAGTTAGATATATAACAACTGGAAATCTTTTAGAAAATGAACGAACTGACATAAACATTCCTGTAGAAAATCCATTATTTTGGTCTTTAATAGGATTCTGGATTGGTGATGGAGATAGATATCATAGTTCAAATACCATTAAATTTCATTTGAAATTGAGTAAAAAAATCGAATATTTAAAATCAATTTGCGATTCTCTTAATATTGATTTTCATTCAACCGAAAATGATAGATATTCAATTTCCTATCCAAATATTGGAAATTGGATGAGAGATAATTGTTTGGATGAAGAACAGAATAAAAAAATTCCAAATGGATTTATGAGATTGAATACAGATTCAGTCAAAAATTTATTTGATGGATTGAGAAATTCAAATGGAACTACTCATAGAAATACTTGGGGATATTCTACTACCTCTAAAATTCTTTGTAATCAAATTCAAGCACTTGCTTCTGTAAATAATCTTAAATTTACTGTTGCACTTGAAAAAAGAAACAACGAAAATCATAAAGATTTATATCGTCTTCGTTTAACTAACAGAATTTATCCAAGAGTTGAAATTTCTCAAAATACAAGATCTAGAACTTATGCTGAAGAATGGGTAGATTATGAAGGGCAAATTCATTGTGCCACAGTTTCTACTGGTGCTCTTATTGTTAGGCGTAATGGTAAAGTTGCTATCTGTGGAAATTGTCTTGAACATCCTTCGATTACTTTTGATTGTGTTGGATTTGTTCATAATGTAGTAGTACAAGCAAGAACTCATAGAGTTGGAGTTTCTTTTGATGTTCAGTCACAAAGATACACTGGCAGAAGAGTATTAAAAGTTGCCGATGGAAAGTTGCCTATTAATGAAGTATTCTATGTTCGTCCTGTTGGGTTGTATCTTGACCGTAAAGGGCACAAATATGAATGGACTGAAGAAAACTACTCTAACGAATTAAAGTCTTGTTTAGAGGCATCTAAACGCTATTCAGAGGGTTATGAAAAAGGAATGGCAGAAGAACATCTCAGAGATTATTTGCCACAAAATATTCGTCAAAACTTTGTGGTTTCGTTTTCTTTAAGAGCAGCATTACATTTCTTGGACTTGAGAGCAAAGTTGGATGCTCAATTAGAAATCCAAGCATTATGTGAAGGCATGGTTCCTTTGATTAAAGAATGGGTTCCTGAGATATTTTCTTACTACGAACAAAAAAGATTGCATAAAGCAAGACTTTCTCCTTAAAGTGTGTTATAATATTTGAATAAATTACTTGGTGAATAACGTGAATATCTTTTATCTTAACTCTTCTCCAGAAACTTGTGCTAAAGAACACTGCGATAAACATGCAATAAAAATGATTTTGGAATACTGTCAAATTCTTTCTACAGCACACAGAGTTCTTGATGGACGTTCGTATACAGATAAAACTACTAATGGAAGATCTATTCAACGTTATTCTCTAACTGATGAAAGATTAGAAAACAATTTGTATAAAGCAACTCATATCAATCATCCATCTAATATATGGGTGAGAAAATCATCTCAACATTACGAATGGTTATATGAGTTGCTTTATCATACTTGTAGAGAATATACTCGTAGATATAATAAAGTTCATAAGTCAGAAAGTCTTTTATTATATTTGTTCAATGTACCAGAAAATCTAAAAGACAATGGATGGATAGATCCACCACCTGCAATGCCCGATGAATATAAAGTTGATGGCGATGTAATACAATCATACAAAAATTATTACATCGGAGCAAAAAATTCTTTTGCTACTTGGAAATCGCCTTCCGTTGTTCCTAACTGGTTTGTGGTTGCCAACTAAAATAAATACTTTGTAATTGGAATGGAGATTTAATTAATGCCAACATATTTGTTTAAAAATAAAGAAACAGGTGAAACCTTTGAAAAATGGATGTATATGGCAGATAGGGAAACTTATCTTGCAGAAAATCCAAACATCACACAACTTCCTGTTTCATTAAGAGCAGTTTCTGCTATAGGTGATTTTCAGAATAAAGTAGATGGAGATTTTAAATCTCTTATAAACAAAATCTCTAAAATTCCAGGATCAACCGTAGATCATTTGTAAAATTAATGGCAAGAACTCGTAAAACCAAACAATCGGCAGCAGTTTCTCAGAATAATAGCAACAGACAAAACAAAAGAAGAAAACCTTTGAATGTAAATGTTTTTGCAAAAGATATAACTCCATTAACAAAAAATCAAAAGTTAGTTTTTGATTCTTGGGAAAAAGGACAAAATCTTTTTATTCACGGAATGCCAGGTACGGGAAAAACTTTTATTGGATTATATCTTGCACTCAAAGATATTTTTGACGAAAATTCTCCAAGACAAAAAGTTTATATTGTTAGATCTTTAGTTCCTACTCGTGAGATAGGGTTTATGCCTGGAAGTCACGAAGACAAAAGTTCTTTATACCAAATTCCTTATAAGAATATGGTACGCGAAATGTTTGATTTGGATAGTGACGATCAATATGAAATTCTTTATGGAAATTTAAAAACACAAGAAACTATTAGTTTTTGGAGTACATCATTTGTTCGTGGCGTTACAATAGATGATGCTGTAATACTTGTAGATGAAATACAAAATTTAAGTTTTCATGAAAGTGCTAGTATAATTACAAGAGCAGGTTTAAATACCAGAGTTATATTTTGTGGAGATACTGAACAATCGGATCTTGCCAAAATTACAGAACGCAATGGCATTTTAAATTTCATGAAAATCGTAAATGCTATGGAATCTTTTGATATGGTTGATTTTGGAATAGATGATATTGTTCGTTCAGGATTAGTAAAAGAATTTCTGATTGCTAAATATCATTTAGGACTCTAACGTTACAATAATTTGAGGAGGGTTTATCCCTCCTTTTTTTAATATTTAAAATATGATAATATCAAACAATTTCATACATTCTACGTCATTTACACCTATTGAATTAATCTCCACCACAACTTCTACAGGAAGATATTATATAACCCCTTCAGGCGCAAAATACCCATCAATCACGACTGTTCTTGGAGTAGATCCAAAAAAGAAAGCATCAATAGCAAAATGGAGAAATCGAGTGGGTGCAGAAAAATCACAGGCAATTTCCACTCGTGCTGCTACAAGAGGAACAAACTTTCATTTAATCGTTGAAAATTATCTTAATAACTGTTATAATATAGAGGAACATAAAGATGTTCCTCTCCCACATTTAATGTTCAAAAATGCTATTCCAACACTAAACAGAATAAATAAAGTTTATCTACAGGAATCAGCACTCTACTCTAAGCATCTTGAAATAGCAGGACGTGTAGATTGTATTGGTGAATTTGATGGTATTCCTTCGGTTATAGATTTCAAAACTTCTACTGAAGAAAAGAAATACGAATGGATTGAAGATTATTTTGTGCAAGAAACTGCATATGGTTGTATGTTTCTTGAGTTGTATAAAACACGTATTCAACAACTCGTAACCATTATTGCTTGCGAAGATGGCAATACACAAGTTTTTATAGAATCACCAAAAAAAGAATATTTAGAAAAACTAATATACTTACGTGCGCTATATGAGGAAAAAAATGGAGAGTAAAGAAGAACTTATAGAGGAAAAATTTCTTACAATGGATAAATTTAGTGTTGGTGTAGAAACTATTGTCAGTGAAGAACAAGTGAATTATATTGATGCAATATTATATTTTTGTGATAGAAACAATATAGAAATAGAAACAGTTCCAAAATTGATTTCCAAACCATTAAAAGAAAAACTTAAATGGGATGCAGAACAACTTTGTTTCATTAAAAAAACTTCTAAAGGAAGGTTACATTTGATATGAGTTTTTTCGATTC